AACTCATACCCTAACCGCTACTACCGATACCGCCGCATAAACACTACATTTCTACCGCTACCTTAACCGCTACCCAACCGCTACCTTTTGCCATTTAACCGCTACGCAAAGGGTTATTTGTACATTTTTCCTGTTTTTATATCCTTCAAGTGAATTCGTCCCACCAATTCAAAACCACACTGTCGAATGATAAACTTCACCACTTTGATTAAATTATGTACCCGCATATCTATTTCAGATTCTTCCCTCACCACTGCCTGCATACCTTGGTAGGCGGTGGGGTCTGCATAACCTTCTGCGTTACGTCTTGGATTATTCAACTTCGCTTACTCCTTCCTCTACGTCATCAATGTCGTGGCACTGGTTCCACAGTTCTTCTAAGCCCTTATTTTTCTTCCAAGTATGCGATAACATAATTTCCGCATCTACAAAAGGTTTTATCTGTTCTGGATACCGCTTCATATTCTCAATTGCGTGTCGGTCTGACATAAACATGCAGGCCATGCAGCTGCACCGATTTAGATATTCATAGCAAAAATGCGGTTCCAGTTTTAATGATTTCCCCTGTTCAAACATCTTTCCTTTTTCATAATCCAAGCAAGGGCGGTACCAGTGGCAGATAAAATCTGCTACCCGTTTCGTTTTTAGGGTGGTACTATGATATTCAATCTCCGGCAGTTTTGCCCGGCTCTTACTTTCGTCCCGACGTTCACCTGAAACGAATAAACACTTTGTACCAAGAATCTGGCGATTTGCTCGTATCCATTTATCGGTGATACCAGTTTTCAAATATGCCGTACACCAACGATTTTTCATGTCGGGCCACATCAATCGTTCTTCAAGCAGTAACCCCAGAAATCCCTTAGGATGTTCCAGCAGTACCGGTGTCACCCCAATAAATGCAGCTGTCTGATAGAATAACTGGATGTTCTCCGGATACTCAAGACCAGTGTCACAATATAGTAGGAATATCTTTTTCTTGTCAAAATTCTGGATTGCCCAATATAAGGCCCCCATACTATCAATACCATTTGAATAGCTCACGATTACGCTTGTGTAATCACTCTGTACCCCTTCGGGCACAATAATGTTTGACTTTGCCATTTTTTTGAAAGGAACCCGGCGCGCCATTTTCCGGAAAGGTTCCGGCTCCTTTCTCTGATTAAACTTTAATTTAGTTATTAAAACCGGTTACGTTTGCTCTTGCCAACATCTCTGCCATTACCGGCACAACACTATTACCGATTTTTGCCACCTGCTCTTTTATTGGGTACTTCCTCCCAGTATAATCATGCGTGATGATATAATCCGGGTCAAATCCTTGCGCCAGTTTAAGTTCCGGCTCTGCTTTCAACATTCGTAAAAAAATATCCGAGATAATGTACTGCTCCCCCTTAATTGTTAAAATCACATTGACAAGACCAAATCTATCCTTTGTGGTAATTGTATGCAGCGGTGTATCAATCGGCTGTCCACCATCGGTTCCGTAGTATTTAATCAGAAATGCTGACACCAATCCAAAATGTCCCGGTGATGTTGTTATCGTATGCAGTGGCTCATTGCAACCTTGGCCGATACCTGTTTTATAGTATTTGGTGATAAACGCTGTTACCAAGCCATACCGATTACTGGTGTCCAATGTTCTGATCGGCTCGCATAAGCTTTGCCCTCTTACATCTTGCACCCTGGTTTCCGAATGGTACTGGATTAAAAACGCCATTGCTTCTTTCTCCGGCACAACAAATGGTTCTGGATTATCCACAATAAACTTTTTAATTCCTTTTGCAATCCGGCGCTGTGTGGCTTCGGCCAAAGGTTTTTTGCGGTCAAATATCGACTTACCCAAATCCGTCCAATCAATAACCGTTGATACTGGTACCCACTTTTGCAATCCGTCCGTTCCGCATTTATTATGTGTCGGCTTTGGCCATACAATCGGTTTGGTGTCTGACCGAAAAATACCATACCAACGATTACGGGTAGTTGGTGCGCCATAATCTGCCGCAACCAGTTCCTGCCCCTCGAATACAAAGCCTAATTGCTCCATAGCTGCTATAAACTCTTTAAACTCTTCACCTTTTCGCTCTTTAATCGGTCTACCATTTTCATCTAATGGCCCCCAATCCTGTATTTCCTCTACATTTTCCATAAACAAGACATCCGGCAGACTACCTGTAATTTCTAAAATCTGTTCACACAACCTATGCACCGACCATGGCAACATCCGCAAATCTGCATCTAACGGTTTATCTCCTTTTGCTTTACTGTGATGAGTACAGTCTGGCGAAGCCCACATAACACCCACCTTGCACTGCTTGGTTAAATACTTGGTTAGATCGACTGTAAAAATATCCTCGGTCAAGTGCTGCGTCTCCGGGTGATTAGTCTCATGCAGTAGAATCGCCGCTTGGTCATGGTTAATTGCTATATTAATGATTATTCCTGCTCGTTTTAATCCGTGGGTAGCTCCACCGCCACCGCAAAATCCATCAATTCCTATTATTTTCTTTTCCATTTTTCGAAAGGAACCGATGCATCGTTACCCTGGCCAGAGTTCCGACTCCTTTCATTTTTTGTTATTCACTCAAACTTCAATTATCTGAACAAGCGAATGGTTCATACCGTCTCATCAAATAAATCAATGATAGGTTCACCCATTGCCAACTCACAATTTGCAACGGCCTGCACATAATAGGAATCTTTCAGTTCTATCCCAATGGTGCGGCGGTCTAATCGTAATGCCATGTAGTTTGTGGACGCAATTCCTGCAAACGGGTCAAGAACAATGTCACCCGGATTTGTCCAAAGGCAAATACACCTTTTTATTACTTCCAGTTGTAGAGGACAAATGTGACGTTCATCTTCTTCCGCTCTTGCAGATTTCTTTTGCAAAGTATCTGATTGCCGTATATCCATCCATACCGGACTTGCATATTGCTGCCATAAATCAACAGGAAATGATTCATTAGTATGCTCAATTGGTTCGGGGTTTTCCCCTTGCTTGCGCATGGTTACCACATAATCTGGAATACCCTGTCGGCTCATTGCAGAATCCTTTTTAATCTGCTTATGTAATAACCCTAATGCTTTTGTGCGCTGCATTTCCGTTACCGGATTCTTCCAAATACAAACTTCACTGTGAAAGATAAAACCCACATCCTGAAACATCTTAATTAACTGTCCCCGAAAGTCCTTAATTCCAATAACCCCATCCCGTTGTTTCATCAAAGGGATATTCATGCAATGGAATGAAAGGAGCCGCCCAGGCATCGTCACCCGATAAAGTTCAGTTACCAGATAGGTGAAATGATTATAAAACTCTTCATCATTTTTACTATTTCCCATATCCCTGTCACTGTTGGAATAGGTATAAAGGGATGAAAATGGTGGACTGAATAAGCTGTAGTGGATGCTGTTATCCGGTATCCCCTTTATTACTTCACAATTGTCCCCATGATACATTGAATAAAATTCCTCAATTTGCTGTTCTAAGATTTTCATTGAATTCCTCCCAATTCGGCAGTCTCATGATCGTACCCGCATTGTATGGACTGATTATTCTGACCGTATGTTTTAATTCCTTTTGCGTAATCTCTCTCGTTAATTCAATCATTGCATCCCGCATCTTTTTCGCATCCGCTTCTTTACGTTCAATGTTTTCTTTGACAGTTCCTTCCTTTGCGGAAATGATTATATAGACATTTACTTCCTGCTTCTGACCAAATCGCCAACACCTGCGCAAAGCTTGATAGAATTGCTCATATGAATCCGACAAACCCACAAAAACCATGTTACGGCACTGCTGCCAGTTCATTCCAAATCCTGCGATAGACGGCTTAGTAACCAAGCATTTAATCATATCAGCAGAAAACTCCATCATGGTTTCTGATTTATACGCTGGCTTATCAGAACCTTTTATCTCCCATGAATCTTCACACAATTCCCATAACCGGCGGCTTTCATCATTTAAGTCACACCAGACAAGCCATTGTTCATCATTACCGTTTACTAGTTCTGCAGCCGCCTGACAGCGTAACTCCATACTTTCTTTTCTCACTTTTCTGCGTTGCGTTAAAGTCATTGGTTCTGTTACGGGATCATCACCATCCACAATGATCTGTTGAATATTCAATGCCGGGAGTTCATAACCTTCGACCGCATATCCTAAGTTTTTAGGATTGTCAATGAATACTGACCATGATGCCATCCATTGCCAGAATATATTTTCCGCATGACGTTTTAGCCTCCATTTTGATGTCTGCCCACCATCATGTACAAAATACATGGATAACATTTCCGCACGGGTCATAACACCTAAAAATTCCGAATGGTTTCCAAGTTCCATGAAATCATTGGGTGCAGGAGTTGCAGTACACGCTAACCGGAAGGGTGTTTTTGAAAAGTACTCTATAATCTGATTTCTGATTTTTCCGGTAAAGGATTTTAAGATACTGCTTTCATCCAAAACAACCCCATCAAATTTCCCGCATTCGAACCTGTCCAGTTTTTCATAATTGGTAATATTGATTCCATCCTGAACATCCTCATTTGATTCGCAAATATTCACCTGGTAGCCAAACCGTTCACCTTCTTTTCGCGTCTGCTGTGTTACTGATAATGGAGCGAGTATCAACACCTTACCTCCTATCTGATGTGCCCATTCCAGTTGCATCAACGTTTTTCCAAGTCCGCAATCGGCAAATATGGCCGCTTTACCTTTTGCCAAAGCCCAGCGGACTATGTCCTTTTGAAAAGCAAATAATGCCGGATTCAATTCTGATACATCCACATTAATTCCCGAACTCTGCATGACTAAATTTTTTGTATCTATAAACTTCTGATAATCGCTCAACCTCTTTTCTCCTTTCTTAGTTTCTCACAAATATCTTTCTGTTTTGACCGTTCAATTTTCTCTGAACTACACTAAAATTCAGCCGTTTATTTATCTGCTTACTGAACACAAGATTGCTCATAGGTGTCATATTATTGTTAGCACAAAACAACTGGTATCGCTTATATACTTCATTGGTTGGCTCATTCTCAATCATTTCTTCCCCACAATCGGCAATGAATGCGATAATCGGGTTGTTCTCTTCCTCATATTCATCCAACTGGCTTTGTACCTTGGCTGACTTTGTAAATTCCTGATTCTCAAGGATTCTTTTCAGGCCACCAATTCCCAGCATAATCAAATATTCCATAGATTCCTGTTGAATCAGTTTATACTTGATATATGGGTCATAGTCAGGGTCATCCTTAGAGAATGCAGCATTAAAAGGGATAATAACCAGCCGCCTAAGCACCGCCCCTGTTTTGTCTTTCATTCGGGGTATGTCATTGGCACTAAACAAAAGTTTGATGAACGGGTTAAACTCAAAAGGGTCTTGACCTTTTCTTTCCGCTTTGATTCGATCACCAGTCACCACCTTCTTAAACATTGCCACCTGGGAACCTTGCAGAAAGTCATCGCCAATATCGTCACCAATATTTGCCAACTTTCCGAACATCATACTGGTTGAAAACCTATCACCCAGTTCTTTCAAGTCCAATGATGATGTATTTATTTCACCTAAAATGACCTTGACACAACTTAGGTATGTACTTTTTCCGTTTGACTTATCGCCGGTAAGAATGAAAGCTTTTCCCAATTCGTTCCTACGGTAGAAACAGTAACCGATGCATTCTTCCAGTAAAGACCGAATTGTCACATCATCACAAGCCAGTTTGTTCAAAGTGTTATCTGCTAGATCACTGTATGCGTTAGGGTTATAATCCCAAGGTATCTTATTGGTTATCACAACATCTGCACTGAACGGTCTTAATTCATCCGCAACAACGTTATATATCCCATTATTGAACGCTATTAAATTCGCTTCGGCTGCCTGTCGTCCTTCAACCATCAATTCCATATAGTCCAACACTTCCCGCCGCTGGGTTTTCTTTAGATTTGGGATGTGGGAAATCATTTCTGATTCTATTTCCCTGTATCCATTCACATAAATACCATCCCTATATATGTGCAGCTGACCATTAACTTTGATGACATGTGAATTATTCTTTAGGTAAATTGCAAATTTATCAAAAAGAAACGATGACCCTAAGAAGAATACCGGCTTTTGAAAGGCTTCGTCCCTCAAGATTACTTCCAGTTCTTCATCACCAAGCGGTTCTTTCAGTACAAATCTGTTCAGTATTCTGATACACTCACGTGTTTCTTCCACCGTAAAATCATTAGCGGTCAAGGTCAGGATATAATTAAATAGTGCCTGATTCCGACCATCCCCGGCATCCATATCAACAAAATCAGCGGCGGCCCTGACGGGATATAACCACTTGGGTATTTCCTGATATGTACCACCTTCTTCAATGTCCCATTCACAGAATCGTTCCACACCGTCAACTTTGATGATCTCATACGATGTACGGTAACCAACCTTAATATCGGCAGTCAGTCCTACCGCAAGTGGTACATGGGTACGATTCCGCTGAATGACCTGATTCTTGAATAGGAAATGCCTGCCCCGTGAGGTTTGATACACCCGGCAATCAAGCTGGTACTCCTCCACAATGTTCATCATCATTTCTGACTGTTCCGCATCATCAATATCTATGAGGATAGTGTCATCAGCAAGGACACCGCCGAAACCAGAAGCATTTTTCACTTCATCATAGGTCTTGAACTTTGTTCTACCCTTTAATTTTTCAATGCTCTGTTTTCCCTTGGTTTCAACATAACCCTTGTAAAGCATTCTTTTCACCCACCCTTATGAAATATTTTCCAGGCATTTCACATAAAACTGTTTACTCCTGATGTACTTGTCACGGTCTGATTTCTGGGGACTTAATAATGTCTTGATTTCTCTTAATTCCTGACGAAACTGTTTCACGTGGATATTGAAGTGCTGCCACCCGCTACTGTTTTTCTTGAATCTTTCACGATTGTAAATACAATTTTCCAACTGTTTTTGACAGAACTTCACCTTTTCTTCATACCCTATGACGTACCGCTCATTCTCTTTTTGCCTTGGTTCAAGTTGTTTGATTTCCTGTTCAATGAACATTCTGACCTTGCCAATGTCGTCTGGGTTTGCACTCTGATTTATCAACTTGACCAGTTTTCTGAATTTACTGATGCTTCTGCAATTCAAAAACTCATCTAAATGAACAATCATTGAACCATTGTCGTATTTAATTTCTAAATCCATATATAACTTCCTTTCCGGCTTTCTATACCTTAACACCAAACTGTTCCAATCGTTTTTTTGCCAACTTTGTGTACCACTGCTTATCAAGGTCTGATGGTACTTTTACTCCAACTACTGAATCATTGTAGATAAAACAATGATCGGGGGTATTAGCAAATTTTTCAGGTTTCCCACGACTTCCACCACATTTTAAGATTCTGCCATCCATTAAATCATTGGATGCAAACACTCTATATGACTTATATGAGTACTTCACGGTCGTTGGGTATGAATACTCTACCTTCTTGACCCTAACCCCCGTTACGGTCTTAACTGGGATACAGTGTTCATGCTCCACGTGTTTATATTTACCTGACAGCTTCACAATCTTCTGAAACTGAATCAGGTCATCACATTGATTGATGGTTTGTTCTACTGGGGTTTTGTTTACCATGTATTCCATCAAAGCCTTGTTGATAATAGGTAAATCATTGTCAACAGGTGACAGTTCTTTCAGGTATGTCCCAATACGTTCAACCTTCCCATCCGCATCTACCCAAAGATAATTGTTCACGTCTTTCTGATAGATTTCTTTTATGGTATCAAGACTAAGCGTAATATCACAAAGTTCCGTGCTGCAACGTCTTTCCCAGTCATAGCAAATATCATCCACCATGTTAAAAGCTGCATCAGTATCCGGTATACGAATGATAAGACCATCCGTATTAGACTGAATCAGTTCAAAGCCCGGTATCACTTCCAAATGTTCAATTAGGTCAAGAAGCATTAACTGACCATTGATACACATGATGTTATTATTTCTTGGGTCATATGCCGGATTGGTCTTGTCTTTCATTGCACCTGATAAAGCATTTAGCATTTTTTTGTATGGGTCTTGTTCCTTTTTCTTGCCCTGCCTTTTCAATTCCATGCGGGTATCGTATACATTCTTGTACTGTTCCGGTTTTCGTGCCGCCCTTGTAACCAACCCCCACCCAATCAGCATTGACGGATAATATGAACCAACGTCTACATGAAGAATCAACCCCTTAGCGTGAAATGGGTCAGCTATTGCACCGTGCAGACCGCCAAAGCCGAATGTGTGAGGAATCCCCCCAACCATTGCATCCAATGACCGATTGTAAAAATACCGTGACCACTGCCAATCATCCCGCCAATTACAAGTATCCATCTGCTTTGACCACTTCTTTTTATCCTTGGTACTCGCTGCATATTGGTATTTTTCCATAGCTTCCACATAATTCGCTTGCATTTCAGCAGTACAATCTTCCACGGCGGTATCAAACCAATCCATGATGTATTGATATTTCTTCAACTGGATACACGGAAGAAAGTAATAGTCAAATTCATCTTTAAACGTGGTCTTGACACAATCAAGCACCTTTGCAGTAATCCTTGCTTCGGAATCACCAATGCAGGAAAGCGGAATATAATCAAATGCCCGCACAATACCATGCATAGCATTAAAATCATCAATCTTTTCAAGGAACACTTTAATGGTCTGTTCCACGTCATGCCGACAATAGAATACTGTTTGCTCAATTTCTTCCTTGGTCAACGGTCTATCCAAATCAAACGGAACTTCTGTTTCTTTGATATTGGAACCAAGAAAACCTTCCAGTGTTTTCAGTCCAACAGGCGGGTTTGGCATCACATCATAGTTAATCATTGGCACTTTATTGAATACAGATGAAATTTGCCACCCTTCTTTTCCATCAACAATTATCTGATCACTTATCCTTTTGGGGTCAAGTCCCAACATGATACCTTTCATGACGTACTGATCATAGTGACGGTTGTAAAAACCAACCCATATATTGCCTGTATTTTGCTCATATAAGGCTTTTAACTGGTCAGGGTTATTGATTATTACGTGTTCTGTTTTTCGTGTCACATCAATTAAAACTGCAAGCCAATCGTACTTAAAAACTTCAAAGTCATAAAATATCATCCGCTCCACCTTTTTATACGGCGGTGGTTTGGGTTTCAACCCTTTCCACCGCCAACACCCTTAAATGTCGTATACTTCCTTGATGCTTACCGGATTGAACTTCTTTGCAGCATAATCAACTTCCAGTTCAATTTGCCCCTGAACTTCCTGGAAAATATCAAGGACACATTCAGAAAAGTCCTGATAGTTGAGGAATTCCGGCACAACCTGCGTTTCCAGTTTATCCAGCCACGTAATAACGGACTTGATAGCTTTGCCGTCATTCCACTTTTCTGTATTCTTATTACCACCGATAACCCGGTTGAAGAAGATCATCCGACTTTTCTGATCACCTTCTGTGATCTTGAACTGAACGGCAAACATCGGCTTACTTTCTGCCTTGGTTAAAGTTAATTCCATCTTTTCAATGCTGACCACATATGTACCGTCCGGCACATCATCAAAATCACCGCTATTTGCCGCTTCGACCTCTTTCTGTAACTCGTTCAAATCCACCTTTTCATCAAATACGCTAAAATCTACTGCCATAATTATTCACCTTTTAACCTTTCTTATTTGTTCATACCTTTTGATAACATCAGTTTCAATAAATCAAATGACTGCACAGATGTAAAACCAGCGTCCATATAACTGTCATAAAGCGTCTTTGCCGTTTTTGCAGTTTCAAGCGGGGATGTTTCTGGCTTTTTCGGTGGCTCGGCTGCCGGTTTCATTGCTTTGGCAAGCGGCGATACTGAATCACCGTCTGCCAGTCCTGCAAGTGCAGCCAATCCAAGCAATGCACTAAGTCCATCCATATTGTTGTTTCTTCCATTACTCATAGTTCTTTCCTCTCTTTCTTATCGTGTTCTTCTTGTTCTGCGGGTTGCCGGGGCTGCGGTATCGCTCTGTTTTGGTTCTGCCGCTGGTGTAGCCTGTGTACGAGTTCTGCGTGTGCGTGCTTCCATTACTTCACCACTATTAGGTTCTACCATTTGCCCTACCGCTTCATTCATTTCTTCTACTTCTGTTGGTTCTTTTACTTCCGCCTGTCTTTCTTTGCGGGTGCGTCTCGGTGGTGTTTCAAGTTCCGGCTTTGGGATATCCTTGGTTGCTTCGTCTGCTTCATTAAACGGAACACCTTCTTCATCACCGGCAATATCATCAACAGCTTCATCACACTTATCCATGTATCCGGCAATCTTTTCCTGATTCTCCTGCTCGACCTCTTTTCTACTTCTACGAGTCTTGACTTCTTCCTTTACTTCCGGCCCTGCTACCTGCGGTGGGGTTGCTTTTTCAGTAGTCTTTGATCCTCTTCCCTTTCTTCCACCAGTAGGTTTTTCAACATCTGCTGCAACCGCCGCATCCGCTGCCGCCATTTCAGAATCAGGCCTGTATTCACCCACTTCATAGTAGTTACGAATCTTGTCAGCAACATAGTTTAAATCGTTATCAATCGCATAGGTTGGAAACATGCCAATAGGGGATTTTACTGTATCCTTGCCGCTGTTCTGGGTGTAAAAATAATATCTCGCTTCTGCTACACCAGTTCTAAGTACGACAGTAAACAAACCTTCAATTGTGATTTTTTCACGTAACAGCTTACCAATCAACTTCACCGTGGTAAGACCATTGTCCAAGGTTTCCAGATGGGTCATATAAGTGATAACCACATCATCCGGTAAATCTTTGCAT